GGATTCCAAATTACCATCTTCTTTTCTAGACCATAAGTTCTAAGAACACTTTCTGCAATAAGGTTAACAATAACATCTTGTGATTCGGCACGACCAATAGGAGCATCTGGAGAACCAGATTCACCATATACCAAAGTTGTGCGGTTGTTCATTTCACCGTTGACTCGGTCTACAATTTTGGCCTTTGCTTTCAGCGTAGCTTTTTTCAATGCCATTTCCATACTTGGACTAACATCTTCTGCTACTGCATAAAACATGCCTTCTCGATCCCAAAACTTTAATCCTTTAGATTCAGTTCCAGTATCGGCATGTTCTAGATACCAAGTGGGTACTTGTTTCTTTTCAACATTTTCGGTTTGAAGAGTACTCATGCTTGAACAAGCGGTAAGGGTAAGTGCTACAGTAGTAACTACAAATGCCTTTTTCATATGTGCCTTTCTGTGTGTTAAAAATAAAAAACCTTCTACAGTACATATAATACTATAGAAGGTTTCAAATGTCAACAACTTTTGGTTATTTAAAGAAAATCAACATCATTAATACACTTTGAATGATAAATCCAAAACCAATTGTTGCAACATTGAGCATATCTTTGATAATCACTGCCTTGGCAAATAGCAAAGTCAATGCACCCCAAGTAAGTAAAACCAAATCTACACTAGGTAGTTTATCTGTAAGACTCATGCTAACTGCTAACAAACTAGGAATAGTTGCAGCATGTAACATGATATTGGCCAACCAAGCCATAGTTTCTGAACTAATTACACCAATTCGTTTAGTAAACACAAATTTAGTGTGTTCGATCCATCTATTAACTCTTGACATTTCGATCCCTATAAAAAACATGATTACCGATTACACCAATCCGTTCCTTACCCCAATTTGGGTTAACATAAACGGCATGAAAGTACATAGCATCTTTCATTGAAGATAAGCGGAAGTTTTCCAAAAGAACTTTTTTAGCAACTTCATAACTTTCTTTGTACAACTCAGGATGCTTAATTTTTGGTCTGCCACCATTCTCGCAGTACCAACTAAATTGGCAAACAACATACTTGTCAAAATATGTTTTTTGGTAGACTACTTGGCAAATATCATTTGGGAAGTTAGGATGCTTTGATCTATTCAAAGTAACCTGGGCCACTGCCACTTTTCCTTCGAAACTTTCTGATCCAGATTCGAAATAAACATTTCTTGCCAAACATTCTAATTGACGCTCTCTATCTTTTAGAGCAACAAGTTCTCGATTTTTAGCTTCAATTTTTGCTTGAGTAGCTATTTCGACTTGTTTATAGTAGGCTATACGATTTTTGGTAATAGCCTGTATTGCTGATCCTACTAAGAATACGCCCAGCACGAGCATACCAATTCTTAGATATTTTTCCATAGTTAAATCCTCCTATTAGTTAATGTGTATCGCTACACACCAGCCGTCCAAAAAATATTAAAAACTGCTGTGGGCTGAAATCCGAGGGCCATAAGTTCTCTTTTTTCAAACCGTTAATTAATTATCTCGATTGAAAATGAATTATCTACGCATTTTGCTAATGTCAACTGCTTCTTCATCACTGAAGATAGGAACTGCATTAGACTTGTGCATAGTACCGATTCCTTTTACTTTTGTACCTGTATAAACCTTTTGTTCAGGCTTAGTACAAGCACCACCAGTAAATGGTAAACTTGGGATTTTGGGCTGATCTGCACCTCTATGAAACGGTTTCGGTGCTACGTAAGTACTTGCTGACATCGCACGTTTTTTACGCTTCTGTTCAGCTTCAAAGCCCCATTTTTTCTGTAATTCTTTCCAATCTTCGTCCAATTGTCTTGCCTTTTGTGCCTCTTCGGAATTTCTAAATTTCTGTTTGCCTTTTCGCTTGCCTGTAGTTGATAGCCACGGGCCTTCCAAATGCATAGTCAAAATATGTCTCCTGAAGTGTTAAAACATGTATTATATTACAAATTTTGGTAAATGTCAATCTTCAGCGAAATTTTTGCACACTTTATATAGCAATGATTCGTGATCGAGGTCTTGAAATTCTATACCCAATTCATATAAGTCGTTCGAAAAATCAGGCTGTTCGAATCCTAAAATTTCAAATACTTCTGTTTTGGTTAGTTTTTCGCCTCTCATATAACTGACCCAAACAATGGTCATTGTGTAGCACATAAACAACTGTGCATCGTTGATGATGCCATGAAGCTCGCACCAATTTTCGGTTTGTTTTAGATAATATTCAAAATCTTCTATCCTATGCTCTATTTGAAATAACCAATTTTTGGTATCTTCTCTAGTCCACATAGTCAGATTCTAAATGATTCACCGCAACCGCATCGGTCCTTTTCTTTACTGTTAATAAAATCAAAACCTTCATTGAGACCTTGACGTCGCCAATCCATAGTCATTCCATCAATGTATGGTAAGTCTCGGCCGTTGACCCAAATTTTTATTCCATTGCTATCGTATGTCATATAATCACGTGTTACCGGAGGATTATCAACATACTCTAATTTATAGGCGAGGCCTGAACAACCGGTGGTTCTTACACCAATCATTATGCCAAGGCCTCGACCTCTTTTAGATAGTTGTTGCTGTACCTTCTTCGCTGCTATTTCTGTTAGCTGTATCATTTTTTGATTTATAATCTGCTAATGCTGCTTTAATTGCATCTTCCGCCAATATGGAACAGTGGATTTTGACAGGAGGTAACGCGAGTTCTTCCGCAATGTGGGTATTCTTAATCGAATTCGCCTCATCCAGACTCTTTCCCTTAAGCCACGTAGTGACAAGCGACGAAGATGCGATCGCCGAACCGCAACCATATGTCTTAAATTTAGCATCTGTGATAACATTGTCCTCTACCTTGATTTGAAGTTGAAGTACATCTCCGCAAGCAGGTGCACCAACTAACCCGGTGCCCACGCTTGGATCATCTTTATCAAGTTTTCCAACATTACGTGGATTTTCGTAGTGGTCTACAACTTGATCCGAATAAGCCATTATTTGCTCTTCTTTCTTCTCGTAGTTTTAGCTCTTGATGCTGCTTTTGTTTTTGCTGCTCTTTCTCTAAGTATTTTAGCCATTTTAAATTCTTCCTTTTCTACGTAAAACACGTCTTGCTGCTGCTTTGGTTTTTGTTTTAGCTCTATAACCCATATTGGCCTCCTATAAATTATTTAGTTTTAGATTCTTTACGTTCGTTTTTGACAGCAGTTACATCGTTACGCACATCTTTACAAAACTTAGATAATTCTTGTAGTCCTTTACGCACACGAGTGCCAGCACTGCCTACACCTTTGTCATAAAACTTTTCGAAGTCGCCTTCCATTGATTCTACTAATGCTACTAATTCTTGATACTTACTCATTATTTTCTCCTTGGGTTATAATGTTATATATATCTTTCCAATTTTTTACAATTGGATAAGAACACGCATGATTCATATTATGTCCGTGTTCCATTAAAATAGATCTTAAACCTAATTTGTATCCAACATCTGCGTTTTCTGGCTTATCTTCAATCCAGAATAAGTTGCTGTCTTTATAATTAGATAAAACCTCGTCTTTATCTCCGCCAGTATCTAAAAAAATAAATTTTTCAAATGTGTTAGATCCAAAGATTTTTTTTATATTCATTTCTCTAAGACGCTGTGCATTTTCATCTTTACTTAGACTAGTGATTAAATGAAATTGATAACCATGTTCTTCATGTAGTCTCTTAACATAGTGTGCAGCGTCTCTTAATGCAGGAAGGAAACCTATGGCAGCACTTTCGTTAAAAGTTCTTACCATTTTCTTAGAATCTTCTTGAGTTAAATTTTCGAAATGATCGTGAAAGTGATAGCTGTAATGCCCATTAGGGATAAGTTTATATCCTCGTTCTTGCATCCAAATTCTAAATGCCCATTCCCAGTCTAAAATTACACCGTCGGCATCAGTTAAAATAATTTTTTTCTTCATGAATTAAACATAACGATTTGTTGGTCGAAAGTCAACTTAATTGGCAAATACATTTGGTGATCCGGATGTAATAGCACCGGCATCGGCTGAATCTCCAACTCTTCCGATTGCTTTATTGTTTACAAACACGTTCCCAGATCCTACATTTATAACGGCAGTATGAGTGACTGAACAACCTCTACCTGTTAAACGATGAACGACAGTAGGGTCTCCCTGTCTTTCTATACCTTTACTATTAGCAAATACGTTAGTTGATGGACTGGTTAATGTAGTTGTTCCATCACACCCGTGCCCAGTTGATATAGTATCCCCGATTCTAGCTACTGATGGCATTATAAAACTATCCCTCCGTTAGTTACAGGTTGAATACCTGTAGTTTGATATATGTACTGTTTAGCAATTTCGTCATCTGAATGTGCGGCAACTATAACTGCATTTTTATTGAATCTTAATTTTGTTTCTGGATTCACGGTGACTAGTATAGGAGCCATTCCTATTCCTTTTTGACTCATAGCTAACATTAAAGGCCTATCCAATGTAAAATGTTTTTCATCATCACTGACAAATTTACCTATAACTTCTTCGCCTGACATTAACTTAATTGTAACTACATCGTTTTCATCAAATCTTGTTTTTTCTAATAACATATTAGCCTTTCAAATATTGTTTAAGTTCTGTAAATCCACCGACTAATTTTCCATCTAAAAAAATCTGCGGAACTGTACGTGCTGTTGGAACTGCTTCTAATAAATCTTCTTTGGAAAATCCATCTCCAATTTTCTTTTCTTCAAATTCAATGCCTTTCATTGTGAGCAAAGCCTTGGCCTGATCACAAAACGGACAATGGTACTTACTCCATACTACTGCTTTCATTCTTTATCCTTTATATTTGATGTATCGTAAGTTTGATGAAAGATGTCTTTTTTAACTGCACCATAATCTCCTTCGCCATGTCTTACTATATAATCATTTCCTTTTGTGTATTCTAGATCTCCCCAAGATGTATGTAATACTCCATCATGGTCTGCTAATTTAGCATACTTAATTATTTTTTTAGGTGTTGCTGTATTTTCATCATCTACATCATATTTGTCATAAAACGATTCTGGACTTACAGGATATTTTTCTCCTTTAGGGCCAGTAATAATTTTATGACCAGCTTCATATCTAACAGGACCTTCTAATGTATCGATTGTTCCTGAATCTGTAGCTGTTTCATAATGGACAGGATTTGGTTTTTTATAAGTTTTAAATCCTCCACTTTTAAACCAATTATCTTCTATGGCTTCTTCTGTGACCAAATTAATATATTCTCTTAGTGTTTTCATACTATAAAATGTTCTGTTCCATCTACATAAAAATTGTATTGAAAATTTTTATCTAATAATAGTAGTGCAGGTTCATTAAAACACCAACTATTACCAGTTCCATAACTATAACTTTTATTTTTAGTTATATTTTTTAATGAATCTTTAAAAAAATTAAATGAAACAGAGTTGAAAACTATTGGTTTTGTTTTTTCAGAAGTAATTTTCCAAAAGTCTGTATCATATGTAGAACCTCCAATATAATGGTAAGCTATCATATCTCTAACTTGTTCTGCAAGAGATCGAAAATCAGATTCAACTTTATCTGCAGACATTTTCTGGGTTATATAATCAAAGAAAATTCTATTAATTCTATCATAGTTAAAAATAGAATTAGCAAATAATGGTTCGAAGAATATTGCAGCATTGCCATTCTTTATAATTCGGTTATCTAAAATATTTTTACTATAAAAAGACTTAAAAGTGTATTCGATGTTATCTAATTGTTCCAAAGGTATATTAATGAGTTGAGAAAAATTTGCTCGGGCATCATTTATAGATGTAATTTTGTCATTAAACATATAACCATAACTTCTTCTGAAAGTTAAGGGTATTTCAAACATCCACCCATCTGGAGTAGCAGTATGTCCGGTATAGTGCCAGTCGCCGGGTTGTCTAACATTATGTATCAATGCATGATTTACCGTGAAATCTTCTAAGACTACGCAGTTTTCGAAATTAGAAGGAAATCCTGTGCAATCCATTACATAATCAAAAGAATAGTCGATGTTATTGATAGATAGAAACACAGATTCGTTAGTTTGATTTACCGATGTTACCTTGCCTTCTATGACAGATAACTTTTCCTTCCATTTTTTTACTAATCTAGGCAGTATGAATGATTTCAATTTTTCCGAATCAAAGTGAATCGCCAAAGATCCTGCTAAAAACGGATTAAGAAAATCAGCTTCTCTCCAATCTTTGTATAGACTTCCTAACTTTAATGTTCCGTCTAATTTATCTAAATCAAAGACTAGATCAAAATCTGCACCAGTTTGAAGAGCTGCGATGAAAGAAGGATTAGAACTTTCTCCTATACCAAAAATTTTCGTAGAAGGGTCATGAATACACACTACTTGCCATGTTTCATCTAAGTATGATAAAAAATGACACAATGCTTGTATTCCGGCTGTTCCAGCACCAACTATGGCTAATTTTTTCATTATAATACTGGCAACTCTTCATAATCTATAGCATCTGACATAACACCTATAACATAGTTAGTCGACTCGTTCTCTTGTAAGGCAGTTTGTTTCTTACTAGTGTCGCTGTGCTTGTTGAACCAAGGTATTGGTGTAGTTTTCGGTGCAGGACTTTGATACTTAATGCCAATTTCTTTTAGAGCCGCGGCTGCTGTGTAATCTACAAAATCTTTTAAGATATTTGCATTAAGTCCAATTACAGGACCCTTTTTGAACAAATAATCTGCCCACGCTTTTTCTTCTCTGATTACATCTTCATACATAGCATATACTTCTGCTTCACATTCTATTTTGGCACGAACGAATCTTTCATCTTCTTTAACCACTGCATTGATAAGCATAGCAGTCCATTCTTTATGTAATAGTTCGTCTTGTAAAATTAAACTAATAATATTACCATTGCCAATAAAGATCTTGTTCTCTACCATGGCCAAGCTTGTAGCAAAGCTAACCATAAATCTAAAAGCTTCTAAAGCATAGCTGGCGTTCAATGCTAACCAAATTGCTTTGACATGTTCAATTTCTGTTACATTCTCTGTCAGTTCTTTACGGCAATTTAGTCTGTGTAATAAATCATAGTACTTGCCTACACTACTGGCCATATCAACTATTTCTTGTGTATCGTGAATAGTATTAAACACTTCCTTAGGCACGTTGTAGATGTTACGAATAATGTGGCTGTAACTACGGCTATGAATATTAGTTTCAAAGAAACTCCAGTTGTACATTAGTGCTTCTAATTCAGGCAAACTAACACAAGGAGTAAAAACTTGTGCGGGTCCACGCCCTTGCAAACTGTCTAAGGCTGTCTGTCTTAACAAGTTACTGGTAAAGATATGTTTAACTGCATCGCTGGCTTCTTTAAAATCTCCGGCATCTTTAGTTAGACTAATTTCTTCTGGTACCCAAAAGAATCCTCTAGCTGTCTGTTCAATCTTTTGAATCTTAGGATATTTCACTTCTTCAAATCGTTGAATAGTAACAGGACCTTCTGGATCTAAAAACATCTTACGTGATAGATAGTCTGTCTTAGTGTTTAAATTATATTGCTGTTTGCTCATTGATGTGATCCCAATTTATTATTTTCCATTGATTTTCTAAATATTTCTTTTTATCTGATTGATAGTCTAATGCCCAAGAATGTTCCCACCAATCGATTAACAATACTATATCTTTTTTAATTTCGTGATTTACAATTTTTTTAATCTTACCGCTCTTGCTAAGATATACCCAACCACTGCCTTGTATACTCATTGCTTCTTTTTCAAATTCTTTTTTGAAATTATCAAAACTTTTAAAATGTTTTTCAATAAAAGTTAAAATATTTCCTGTAGGTTTGTTTGACCCACTTGGTCCTTGATATTGTTGAAACAAAATATTGTGTAGAAAAACTCCTGCTTCGTTGAACACTGGATCGCCTTCGTTATTGTTGTAGCGTTCAGCATATGTCTTAGCCAATTTTCCGTAATGATATCTTATTGTCTCTTCAGAAATAGCTGGATCAAGTTCGTCATAATCGTAAGGCAGTTTTTTAATTTCTAATTTATCAGGTCTACCTTCTAATAATACATTTCTAATAAAACTATATGTCATAACTTACAGGCCTCGCAGTCGGCATCATCTAGTAGATCCATATTAATTTCGTGATAGCCATTCATCTTTGGCTCGCCGAGATCTTCTTGTAGTTTAACACCTGTCTTATTAATTAAACTATAATAAAAAGTCTTAATTCCCCAGTAGTGTGCCTGCATTAGATTTTTAGCAATCAATGTAGTAGGAACTTTACGATCTGCATAATGAGCAGGATTATAGAAAGTATTAGTACTAATACTTTGATCTACATAAGCTGCTAACACTGCTGCTGTTTTGATATAACCGGCACAGTCTCTCTGATCCCACATCAGCTGATATTTGTTTTTTAGTCTGTGATATTCAGGAACCACTTGTGTAAACGACCCTGCTTTACTTTCCTTAACACTGATTAAGCTCATGGGCATCTCAATACCGTTT